AGAAGGACTGACCTAATATGGCATACCCCCCGATTTCTAACTTACCTTCACCTCCTTCCAGACAAGACCCAGCTAACTTCGCTGATGAGGCTGACGCTTTCTTGGGGGCATTGCCTACTTTCCAGACTGAGGTTAACGCCTCTGGTACTTACATTGATGGTAAAGCTGCTGAAGTTGATGTCGATGCTGCTGCGGCTGCTACGAGTGCATCTAACGCTGCTACAAGTGCCACTAATGCTTCTGCTGCACAGACTGCTGCTGAGGCTGCTGCTAATGCTACCTTGTGGGTTTCGGGTACAGCATACGTTACTGGTAATGTTGTCTACTCTCCTAGCACATTCTTTACCTACCGTTCCAAGGTAAACCAGACAAGCACGACAGACCCTGCATCTGACCCAACTAACTGGACACTGATTGGTGTGGGTGGGACTGCACTATTGTCTATCACTAACGTGACAGCGACACAAGATCAAACAGTCTTTACAGGTTCTTATACTGCTGGTGCTGTTGTCGTCACTCTCAATGGTGTTATCCTCACAGACACGACAGACTACACAGCCACTGATGGCACTACAGTTACCCTAGTAAGTGGTGCTGATGCAGGTGACGAAGTGGGTATTATAGGCTTCCCAACTTTTGTCGTGGCTAACACACTGCCCCTCTCTGGTGGAACCCTTACGGGCGCTCTGGCAGGGACAACTGCAACCTTCTCTGGTGGAACCTTTACGGGCGCTCTGGCAGGGACAACTGCAACCTTCTCTGGTGAGTTCAAGGCCACAAGCTACAATGAGACGTTTGCAGCGGTAACCTCTACTGCTGGTGCTGTCACGGTCAACTGTGAAGCAGGCAATGTCTTTACCCACGCACTGACCGAGAACACGACTTTCACGTTCTCTAACCCACCTGCTACTGGAACTGCCTTTGGCTTCACGCTCAAGGTTGTCCAAGACAACACAGCCCGCACGATCACATGGCCTGCCTCGGTTGACTGGGCTGGTGGTGAAGCGCCTGATGCTCCTGCAAGCAATGAGGTAAACATTTACGCCTTTATTACCCATGATGGCGGCACGACTTGGTATGGCTTCTTGGCTGGGGCGGCGCTGGCATGAGTATTTCTCGGATTATGATGCAGGCTGCTTCGGGGGTCAAAAAAGGTCCAACCGAAATTGGTCAGGCATTTGGTGGTGGTTTCTATGCTGGTAATATTGTTGAGGGGGGGACTGAATATTTTATTATTGTCGCCCCTAAGTCTTCAGGAGAAAGCTCAAGTAAACAATTTAAGACTAGCAATACTGCCGCACCTTCAGCTACTCAAACACTAAACAACGGCCCTGCTGCATCCTCCTCTATGAACTCTGCAACCTACCCAGCGGCACAGTTTTGTGAGGGGCTAACCATTGGTGGTTTTTCTGATTGGTATCTTCCTGCCAGAGATGAACTAGAGCTTTGCTATCGTAACCTTAAACCCACTACCACAGCTAACATAACGTCAAATAGACCAAAGTCTTCTATTACATACCCAGAAGGGAACGATCTGTCGGCTGACACACAGGGTGTTAATCGCAACAGTAACCCGACAGGTGCTGCTTATACTTCTGGGACACCTAGTCAAACTTCCGTAACAGCTTTCATAACGGGAGGTACAGAAGCCTTTGCTTCAGCCTACTACTGGTCTTCTTCAGATTTTTCTGGCCCGGTCGCTTGGCTACAGCGCTTCGTTAACGGCGATCAGGACTCCAGCGGTAAGAGCCTTGTATACTATGTTCGTGCCGTCAGGCGAGTCCGTGTATAACTTGAATTTATCTAAAACAGCCACGAACAGATCGGAGACACACAATGTTCGTCAAAACTACAAATGACCAGATCAACCAGTACCCCTACACGGTCGGCAACCTGCGTCGTGACAACCCAAACACTAGCTTTCCCAAGCGTGTATCTGACGAGATGTTAGCAGATTGGGGTGTTTACCCTGTTGCTAAGGCTGACAGGCCCAACGTAGATCACACACAGAACCTCACAGAAGGCCAACCAGCCCTTGTAGACGGTCAATGGCAGCAGACATGGGTAATCACCGATGCTACGCCAGAGGAAGTATCTCAGCGGGCAGCACAGCAGGCTGACGGCATCCGTAATACCCGCAACCAACTGCTGTCTGACAGTGACTGGACCCAGATTGCTGATGCTCCTGTTGATGCTACAGCATGGGCTACCTATCGTCAGGCTTTGCGTGATATTACAAGTCAAGCTGGTTTCCCATACGACATCACTTGGCCCAATAAGCCAGAATAATCAGGAGATAATACTATGAGCAATGCAAGACTTCTCGGTGATATTATTTCCACTGACGGTTCTATTACTCCTTTGTCGTATGCCGAAACTTATGTCGCAGTAACTTCTACAAGTAATGCCACTACTGTTAACTGTGAAGCTGGGAATACCTTTAGTCATACCTTGACTGAGAACACTACGTTTACCTTCAGCAACCCACCAGCTACAGGCACAGCCTACACCATGACCATTGAGGTTATTCAGGATGCTGGTGCCTCTGGTTTTACCCTGACATGGCCTACAAGTGTAGACTTCCCCGCTGCTACAGCACCTACTCTTACTGCTACTGCAAGTGCTGTTGATGTATTCGTATTCACTACTCGTGACGGTGGGACAAACTGGTATGGGTTCACTGCTGGCTTGGGCTTGGCAACACCTGCTTAATAGGGAGCTTTAATAATGGCTACTAAGAAAAAAGCTCTACAGGCTGCTGCTGGTGCCGCTGGTGGTGGGTTTACTGCTATTGAGGACGTGTTCAGCACCTACCTCTACACTGGCAACGGCTCCACGCAGACGATCACCAACGACATTGACCTTGCTGGTGAGGGTGGGCTGGTTTGGATTAAAGACAGAACAAACTTTAGCCATAACCTTGCTGATACAGAACGTGGTAGCAACCAATACTTATTTTCAGACGGCACACAGGCACAATTTGATGCGGGGACGGCAAGGGTATCCTCGTTTAACTCAGATGGGTTTTCTCTTGGGTCAGGTAGCAACGGGACAAACAGAGATACCAATGCTCACGCCTCATGGACCTTCCGCAAAGCCCCCCGCTTCTTCGATGTGGTGACATGGACAGGGGATGGCACTGACTACAGACAGATTTCACACAACTTGGGAACTTCTGTTGGTTTCTTGACGACAAAAGCCGTAAGCTCGGTGTCGGGTTGGTTGTCGTATCATAGGTCCACTGGAAACTCTAGTTTTCTTAGGCTAGATGTCACTGATGCTGTAAATACCACTCTTGGAACCTATCCTTGGGACGTAACAGACACAACATTTCAGGTATCCAGCACTTACATAGGCACAAACACATCCGGTGTCCAATATGTCGCCTATCTCTTTGCACACAACGACAGTGGTGACGGTGAGTTCGGCCCTGATGCTGACCAAGATATTATCAAGTGTGGGAGTTATACTGGTAATGGTTCTACTAATGGCCCTGAGATTGACTTAGGATTTGAACCTCAGTGGGTGCTTATCAAAAATGCGTCCTTGTCTACAGAGAACTGGGTAATTTTCGACACTATGAGAGGCTTGGTGGTTGGGACTGGTGATAAATATTTAAGGCCCAATCTGTCTGTTGCAGAATCAGCGGCAACAACTGCCATCTCTCCCCAACCTAACGGCTTCAAACTTGCTGGGGCTAGTGGGGAGTGGAACGGCAACGGGAACACTATGATCTACATCGCCATCCGCCGTGGCCCGATGCGTGTGCCAAAGAGCGGGACGGAGGTGTTTGCTATTGATACCTTTGAAAATGGCCCCCCTGCATACACTTCAGGTTTTCCTGTAGATTGGGGTTTTAGAAAGACTACAAACAGCACAACGGCTTGGCATCAGTCTACACGACTCACAGGAGCCACCCAAATGTCTTTCGATAGCACGGCGGCAGAAACCGCATCGACTAACAGCACGTTTGATTTTATGGAGGGTTGGTTTAACTCCGCATCCTCAATCCCAACAAACTACTGTTGGATGTTCCGCCGCGCACCCAACTTCTTCGATGTGGTGGCTTATACTGGGGATTGGGCAGCAGGCAGTAGTGTGATAAAACATAATTTGGGTGTCAAACCTGAGTTGATTATTGCTAAACCCCGTGATGCCGTTTACGCATGGCGGGTGGTTTGTAACTTTACTCCAACTTCCCTTCAGTATGGTACAGCTTTCACGGATGCAGGTATATCTCCTGCACTTTCTTACTCTTCCTCCACTTGGGTCGCATCTGAGCCTACGGAGACAGAGTTTACGATTAACACAGACACAGGTATCGGGTATGGTTTAAACTATATCGCCTACCTATTCGCCACACTCGCAGGCGTATCCAAGGTCGGCAGCTACACAGGCAACGGCTCAAGCCAAACGATCAACTGCGGCTTTACGTCAGGTGCAAGGTTCATCCTCATTAAGCGTACCGACAGCACAGGCGACTGGTATGTCTGGGATACGGCAAGAGGTATCGTCACTGGCAATGATCCTCACCTGTCGCTGAACACAACGGCTGCTGAAGTTACCTCTGACGACAGCATCGACCCAGCAAGCAGTGGCTTCATCGTCAATCAGGTAGCGGCCACCAACATCAACGTATCGTCTGCAAGCTACATCTTCTACGCAATCGCTTAACCCATAAGGAGCATCAACTATGGGCGACTATCAACACATCGAAACTGGCGAAACTAAGACCCAAGGCCAGTGGCGTAACCACTACAAGAACACATCCCTGCCTCGCACTTGGACAGCAGCCACACTGGAAGGCTTGAAGCTGGAGCCTGTTTTCGAGACACCTAAGCCCGATGCTGGGCAATACCAGAACGCAGTGCGCAACGGTGTCGAAAAGGATGCCAATGGTAACTGGGTCTGGGGTTGGGCAGTGCGGGATATGTTCTCGGACTACACCGACGAAGATGGTGTCCTGCACACGAAAGCAGAGCAAGAGGCTGCATATCAGGCACGACTAGACGAGACCGCTGCTGACAGCGTTCGTTCACAGCGTGACAAGCTGATTGCCGACACTGACTGGATGGCTCTGAGCGACAACACACTGACCGCTGAGTGGGCTACATATCGTCAGGCACTTCGGGACGTCACAAGTCAAGAGGGCTTCCCACACAGCGTAGAATGGCCTGAGAAACCTGTTACCTAAGGAGCTGCACTGTGTCTTACCAATTAGGAAAGAGAAGCCTGAGTAACTTAGAGGGGGTACACCCTGACCTAGTTGCTGTCGTTAACAGGGCTATCCAGATTACCAAGTCTGACTTCGTTGTAATCGAAGGTGTCCGTAGTAAGGAACGACAGAAGGAGTTGGTAGCTAAGGGTGCCTCTAAGACCATGAACTCCCGCCACCTAACGGGCCATGCTGTAGATATTGCACCTTGGCCTATCACTTGGGAGAAGCAAGCCTTTATTCCCATCGTAGGGGCTATGAAGCAAGCTGCTGAAGAACTGGGTATAGACGTTACTCATGGGCATGACTGGGGCTGGGATTCACCTCACCACGAACTCTCACGAAAGACTTACCCATGAGCAACGAACCTTGGCACCTAAACAGAAGTGTCCCTATCACATTTATCTT